ATGGCTATAAAAGCATTGAAACAAAGCGTCTCCATCAGCGAAACGCAGAAAATGATCCACCAGTGGAAAAGACGGGGAGTGAACGATCCTACCATCACCAAGTTACTGGATCTCTACCTGGGAATGCCTGCTTACATGAACTCTCAAGGCATCTATCCGCTCTGCAATTTCTATGACCTCCGGTTGTCACTCCGCTTTTCGTACACATCGGCGCTGGTGGCCGCAGTGACAAACTGCCAGTCTTTCGGAATGATATGGAACGAGGCGCACACCAAAATCATTGCATTTTACTCACCGCTATGGTATCACAAAGAGGATGGAAAACCGATGGAACCACCGCAGCATCCTGCGCGGAAAACACCGCAAGATGCTGCTTTTAATAATAATATAGTATATAATATAAATAATATATATCCTCCGGAGGATTCCCGTCAGGGATGTTCCGCCGGAAACGGAGTGCCAAACGCGAAGAAAACGAATACTCCAAGGCCCCCTTCAGAAACTCCTTCGGAAACGCCTGACGGCGAGAAAACTTCTCAGACTTTATCTCCTGCCACCGACTTCTTCCACCGGCTCAACACCACCCCCGAAGACAAGCAGCGGGTGCTGATACCGCTCATCAACCGCATAGCCACCAGTCACAACTACACCCGCCCAAGGGCATTGCAAACACTGGTAATCCTGGTGAACCAATTTCTCATTCCCCACTTCAATGCCGATCCCCGCTTCTCACGGAACTCGCACGCAGGAAGAATCATCTGGCTGCAAAACCTCATGAAGACGCGCCACGGACAGTCGTTGATGGAACAAGCCGTCGCCCGGCTGAGCAGCGAGCTGAGCAAAGACCTGGAGGAGAAACGTAGGAAACTCCGTGAATTCCGCCCCGTCTCACCCTTCGAGTGGAAGGACGCCGGCACGGATATCCGTTATTACGACGACCCCATAGACGGAAAAGTGGAGATACCGGAAAATGCGCCACCACGACCTGTCGAAACCGCCATCTGGAACGTGCTGTCCAAAGAATGGATAGACACGGGAGATTAGTGGTTAGTGGTTTATGATTAGTGGGCTGCGCATTGGCTGCCCGGCATTTATTTTTTAATTTTTAATTCTCAATTTTTAATTCAAATGAAACCTTATTATTCTCTCTCCGACTTTCCCGACCGTAAGAATGCGGGAAAAAATTTCATTGCCCGGTGTCCCAAATGCGGTACCATGCATCTGTATATCTCAAAAGCCAAAGGGCTGTATCATTGCTTCTACGCCGGATGCGAATTCAATGGCATCCTGACTGATTATTGCAAAGACAAGCGTCCCATGTTCTCTTACCCCAAAGAAAAGTCGTCCGATCGAACCGGAACATACCCACCCCCCGGAACGCGCCACCTCACAGGCAACCTACCGGAATATCGAAATGCGACAGAAAACAGCGTGAACGAAGTCCCCATGCTGCCGGGCGATTACAAAATCCTATCCCCCGCCGTGTTGCAAAAAATCAAGCCGCTAGATGAATCGCCCGAGTGTACGGATCCTGACCAACTGGCAGCACGCCGTTATCTGGCCGATCAGGGCATCTCTCTCGCCACAGCCATCGCAACGCATATCGGCTGCCTGCGTCATTACTGCATCACCAAGAACAGTGAGGACAAACGCGAACAGGCTTCCTCCGTCTTTCCCTGCATCGCCTACGTGAACTACGTGGACGGACGTCCCGTTAATGCCAAGTACCGCTCATGCAGCCCCTCGCCATCCGCAAAAACCGTTACCGCTGCCAACGCCTCCGCAGTATCCGGAGAGATAGAAATTCCGGACGGAACAACGGAAGAATCTCCCGTAACCTACAGCAAATTCTGGAGTCAGGATTCGCCCACCAAACCATGCGCTCCCTACAACATAGACTGCATCAATCCGCTGTTGGTGGAGGAAGAGACCATTCCCCGACTCATTATCGTAGAAGGCGAAAAAGATGTGTTGGTACTGATGGAAGCAGGATACCGCCACGTCATCAGTGTGCCCTCGGGAGCGGCAAGCGACCTGGCGAAAAGCTTCGAGGCATTCACTTCCTGGCTGGACCAGGTGCAGGACATCGTGATCTGCGGTGACACCGACCTGCCCGGACGCACACTGGTGAAACATCTGTCCGACTACTTCGGAGCACGCTGCCTTTTCACCACCCTGCCCGGAGGATGCAAAGACATAGGCGATGTGATGAATCTTTACGGCACCGAAGTGGTGCAAAGCGTCATAGAAGATGCCTGTGCCTGCCACACCACCGATATCATCACTGTAGAACAACGCAGGGAAGAGGTGATGAATGTGCTGCACGGCAAATACGACCACGGCTACAGCGTGGGCTACGGCCCCTTGACCGACCGCGTTTTCCATCCCACCGACACAGGCGGCCTGATCATCATGACCGGTATGCCCAACAGCGGAAAAACGGATTTTCTGAACGACCTGACCAGCCGCATCATGCGCGACACGGAACGCTTTGTATGCTACCTCTCTTTCGAAGTTCCGGACAAGGACAAGCATATAGCACACCTGATACACCTGCTGCTGGGCAAAGCCAACACCACCGCCTATACCGACGAGCAGCTGACACCCTATATTGATTTTCTGAACACTCACATGATTCATCTGGATATGCACGAAGTGCCGCCCACTCCCGGAAACATTCTGCACCGGGCCGATCTGGTACGCCGCAGGCAGCCGTTGAAATATCTGGTGATAGACCCTTATCTTTTTGTAGAGGCGCAAAGCGGAAAAGGCGAGACCGAAACCCAAAGCATCAAGTCGATGCTGACCCGTTTCCAGTCGTGGGGGCGCGAGAACCATATCTGGGTAATCATCGTGGCTCATCCGCGCAGCCTGAAGAAAATAGACGGAAAGAACGCAATGGAGGACATCAACATGTACACCATATCCGGCAGTGCCAATTGGGCGAATCTGGCCGATTTCATCCTCTCCATCACCCGTATAAACGAACCCGACCGTGCCTTCACCCGCCTGGATGTGCTGAAAGTGCGCGACCAGGAACTGTGCCGCACAGGAACCGTGTACTACACCCGCCAGCCCTGCGGACGTTATGAAGAGCATGAGAGCGAAGAGGAATGTAGTAGTAACAATGGTTAATCCATACGGCGACGTCGCCTCACATATACGTCTGTGTGAGGCGATACATACGTATGCATAGGTCTGCACATACTGACGTGTAGAACCAAGCATACGGACGCCCGACTCCTACGGTCTTCCCAAATAATGGAAAATCAACCCCACTTGTACCGAATTGAAAATACGCTGTCTGTCCGCATATCCCGAATCGAGCAAAGCCTGATAAAGCGGCTTATGATGGTGTATCCAGGCAGAAAGGCGGTTCAATGCTGCCACAGGAGTGATATCGGGGGCATATCCCATGGCCAAATCCCGTTTGTAATAAGGCTTCACCGGCCATTCGCCCATATACGTTTCTTCTTCGTTCATTACATTCACTTTTTTAAAACGTTTCTATTATCCGTAAATATCCAGCTATTACAACTCCTTTGCAGCAAGCTTATTCACAGAGATTATCTATCAAAGCAAATGTAACAAAAACAACTCACATATAAAAATATATCAAAACCTTTAATTCACTTTATTTCATTCTCCGCCACAATGTGTCACACACCTTCATGTCTGTTTATTTCCCTTCATATCCACACCTTTCCGAAGTGTTATCTTTGTCATGTTCAATTCATATTAATCATTTAACAACAAAATCATTATGGCATTAAATTACAGTGTTTCATTACGTCCCAATCCTCTGGATAAGGATGCGGCTCCCAAAGCTTACGCCACCTCACAGATCAATGGCGAACTTACCTTGAAACAACTCAGCAAACGTGTTTCTTCACAGACTACCGTGAGTCGCGCCGATGTGGTGGCCGTTCTCACCGCTACTGTAGACAATCTGCTGGAAGCCCTTACCGAAGGAAAGCAGGTGGATTTCGGTGAACTGGGCAAGTTCCGTCTCCAGATAGCCAGTATAGGAACGGAAAAACTGACGGATTTCACCGCCGCCCATATCACCGGAGTCAATATCCAATATGTTCCCGGAGAGGATTTAAAAACCATCTTCGGCACACTGGAATTCCAACCTGTAGCCAGCCGTGCCGCACAGGCCGCCGCACTGCGTGCCGAAAAGGAAGGAAAAACCGTGGCAGACCTGCTGAAGAGCAAAAACGAACCGGAAGTCTAAATCTTTAATGTATCACACTTAAAACTTTATCCTTTATGGAAAATCAGAAAAGAAAATCTACTTGGAGCACCATCCTGAAAGTTATCATTGCAGTGGCAACTGCTATAGGCAGCGTCATAGGTATACAAAGTTGTATTTAACCGGCCGGTATGCGCAAGATAACATTGATCATCATCCATTGTTCCGCCACCCCTGAGGGGCGGAACCTGGATTTCGAGACCTGCCGCCACGACCATATCCACCACCGCGGTTTCAAGGATATCGGTTACCATTTCTACATCACGCGCGACGGCGGGATTCACCGCGGACGCTCGCTGGAGCGAATCGGAGCGCACTGCAAGAACCACAACCGGCATTCTGTCGGCATCTGTTATGAAGGGGGCTTGTCTGCCGGCGGCATACCCGCGGACACACGGACACTGGAACAGAAAGCGGCTCTGCTGGCCTTGCTCCGGGAGTTGCGGGCTGTCCTGCCCGAAGCAATCATTGTAGGACATCGGGATTTGAATCCGCTGAAGGGCTGTCCTTGTTTTGATGCGGTGAAGGAGTATGGGGGGTTGTGAAAACAGCCCCTTACTTCAATTATGTTTCTACCAAAACAAACAAATCCACGCCACTCTCGTACATTTCTTGCATTTCATCCTCCATTGCACGTTATACAGTAGTATTTCCCGACTTCATATCCACGAAATAGATAGCAACTTCATCATTCAATTGCTCCAACAGGGCATCGATAATATAAGGGCTATGAGTCGTGATGAAAAACTGGTTGTTCGTCAAGTTTATAACACTTTGCACCACATTAATGACACTAAGAGGATAGATGCGCGCTTCAGGTTCCTCAAACAGCAATTTGCTTTGCTTGTTGCTTAATATGGCAGCTTTATAAAATATCAACCGCTACAAAGTATCTGCCCCAAAATAAAACGGTATCAAAAAAATTTCTCGTTGATTCAATTCCCTTTTTAATTTGTTTTCTATGCAAAGAAAGAAATTCCATTCCGTTTCTCCTAATCATTACAGTAGCGAAGATCGGAAGTATTATGGTTGTATTCAGGATACTACAAAGTACCATTTTAAAAATGGTATGCTCTAAATTGCTTACTATTTTATTACATTTACCTTTTTTATTAAATGTAACAAGCCTAACATAACTTTACTTTAGACCAGATAAAATTCTGTATTTTCTTTCTCATAATCTCATCTAAACCAACTGTATATATAGAAATAACTACTATTACAACTAATAACAGGAGCTCAGAAACAAAGCCTTTTACAGTAGAAGAATCTAGCAATTTATTCATGAAAAATGATGGTATTGCAGCAGATACAGTAACCCAAAAACATCGTATAAAAACTGATAGTATTTCATTCCACTTATAATCCACTATTTTCACTATAAGCAAAGGTTTTATCAATAAACCCGCAAGTACATAAACAATGAGATATGCCCAAGAAAGTGCTACAGGCGAGAAACCATTTTCAAACAACAAATAAACGACAGGGAAAGCCAATAGATTCAGCATTGGTGATATTAAAGCATTTTCTTTCAATTGTCCTTTTGCATATAAAGCTGTATAAAAAGACACATCAAAAACCTGAAATAAACTTTGTACAATAGCAATCTGAAGGAATATTGTAGTATATTCTGGAACATTATCACCTAGCCAAATATACAACAAAGGATCGGCCAAAAAGTACATAGGCAAGCTCATAAACAACATCAAATAATAAGAATACTTAGTTGACTGTAATAATAGTTTTTTAGAACCTTGATAATCATTAATAGCATAAAGCTTCACTATTTGAGGATTTACTGCAGTTCTAAAATTTGTCACTAGCTGATATGCCGCATTATTAACCTGCAAAGATATTGCTCTTGCAGAAACTACAGCGGGAAGAAAGAACATATTTAAAAGTATGAGAATTCCTTGACTTGATAGCGTACTCGAAATTCCTGCAACCATGCTCCAACTAGAAAATGACAAAATTGGTTTGAGAATCCTTTTATCTAAAGAGATTTGATATTTTGCTTCTGCAAACTTCCTTGAGCAATAAAATCTATAAAACAGGAGTAAACTCATTTGGACAATAAATATCATTGTTGCATAAACCATCAATCTATCAAAATCACCGACTCCTATTAAATAACAGATTCCTAGCTTAGCTACAACCTCAAAAACACTTGTATATGCATATATATTCATCTTTTCCCGCGCTATTATAATTGCGCTATACGGTACTTGAGTTAAAGATAAAAATGCTGCAAATATTGATAAATGAAATGCATATACAGCAGCACTCATACGATCAGGAGGTATGACCATTTTATTATAAATAAACCACGTCCCACCCGTTTCGGCTAAGAATACAATAAAAAGTGCTAAGATTATATGAGAAGTAAGTAGTGTGGAAAAAGTCCGTTTCAATTTTTCCATATTCCCAGTACCAAGTTCGAATGTTAGAAACCTAGAAGTACCAGTACTTAAAACACCATTGATAAAAGACAAAAAACCAACAATTCCGCCAACAGCCTGATATATACCATAATCATCAACACCTAGTTTTTCCAAAATAATACGTGAAGTGTACAAAGTCACAAGCATCATAACTATCATACGGGAATATAGATAAATGGTATTCTTGGCTATGCGTCTATTATCATCATTCATATTAAACTTTTACGTAATATATAGTCTGAATTTGTCCCCTTCCAATGAGCGTAGAATGCACCACTGAGCTTTGGAATGACTGTTTCAATCATTGTTTATGGATTTATCTCTATTTTTATATGCAAAGCTACTTACAATATAGAAAAATCACAGTTATCCGGATCATATCTTAATCTTGAATTAATATTTATGGCATCAATCGCCTTCAATTCATCATCAGTCAAATTAAAATCAAAAACATCCAAATCAGCCATTTGATTTTTCTTATGTCTAGCTCCAACTATAGGTATCCTGCCATTTTGTATATGCCAACGAATTACAATCTGAACAATTGTTTTCTTATATTTTTCTGCCATTCTTTTCATCAAGGGTAGTCTTGTCATACGAGTATCAGCCCTAGCTATGGGTGTATAAGCCTCTATTTGGATGCCATGCTCATTACAATAATCAACGAGTTCTTTCTGAGTAAATAACGGATGGCATTCAAATTGATTCAAAGATGGCATGACACCTGTTTCATTATACAATGTTTCTAAATGGTGAATATTACAGTTAGCGACTCCAATTGTTTTAACATAACCTTCTTGCTGTAGCTTAATAATTTCTTTCCATGTTTCTACGTATATATCTGTTACAGGCCAATGGAATTGAAGCAAATCGACATAATTGGTATCAAAAGCTTTTAATGTCGAAAAAAATTCGTCTCTTACTCTATGCTCTCGTTGAGCTGTATTACTAACCCTAGTCGTAAGAAATAATTCTTCTCTCCTACGGTTTGATTTTAATATAGCCATTCTTACTAACTGACTGGAACCATAAGCAGCAGAATTGTCAATAAGTTCGAATCCTAAATTTATGCCTCTTGCAACATTATTAATAAAGACAAGAGATTCCTTTTCATATATTAACTTATTCACAACCTTTTGTCCAATTTTAACTATTGGATTGGAAGATAAATGAGCGTAAGGTAATACTTCCTTTCGAACTACAGCTCCTGGTCCCAAGGCTATAACAGGCAGCTTATTTCCATCTCTTAGTTTGAAATATTCCATACATAACTAATATAAACAAGTAAGAATACAACTATTTTTGATCATGTAAAATGGCTGTTTCCTACTCTAAATTATTATTCTGTCACACCATTTTTTTTCAGTAAAGCTTCGATACTTTCAATGGTACTGAAATTTTCAGGCAAGATATCAATGCCATCTATAACTATATTAAATTCGGTATCAAGGGCATCAACAAGACACACCACATCAAATGAATCAAGCATGCCTTCCTCAATGAAGTTGAGACTTTCGTCGGTAAAATCGAATTCTGGACGAAGATCACTTAAAATCGCAATAATCTTTTCTTTCATTTTTATTTTAGTTTTAATACGTAATCAAATAATTTTTCTGGTTTGAAACCATAATGAACATAACGTTTGATAGCATTTATATTATGAGTTATTACCCATAACAACTGACGTTTGGTATTTCGTCCTTCATACATAAATGAATTGAATAACTTAGATCCTATATTCATTTCCCTAAACTGAGGCAATACAAACCAGTAACGCAAATACAATGTTAAGCCCGTAAGTTCAAATATGATAAAACCTACAATCTTGTGTTCCAGTTTATAAACTAAAACCCATTTGTTTTGTATATAATGTGCAATTTCTTCAATATCTGGAATCTGTTCGGATAAAGGGTCAAAATTAGAATATAAAAGCTGAAGAATAACAACCGAATCTTCCGGTTCTGCAAATGTAACTCCCAATCCCGGCTGAATCGAATCAGGCAAGCCAATTCGGCTCATCCGATTAAGTTCCTCATATAAAAGAAAGTCATTGTCAAAAAACACTTGTTTGATAGATTCTATTTTGGAGTCTTCCAAAATATCTACCATTACAGTTTTCTTGATTTGAGGAGTTATTTCTTGCAATCCTTTTCTTAATTGGAATTCGTCTGTTGTAATATATATAATCCGCAAATCGAAATGTTCGCGCGTTTCAAAATGAAAAGTTCATTTCACAAAACGAAGCGTATAATTTAAAGCACTCTTTATTCCATTTGAACTGGTCAATTCTAAGCTAAAAATAACAGAAAAATAACTTGCAAATATCAACAAAAATCACTATCTTTACATAGTTAAATTGAGGTCGTTTACCCTCAAATCAGTTCAGTTTTGTATTCCCCTACCCTATCAATATTCTAAAAAAATTCGGCCGGCTTCGCCGGTATTTGAATACCTTTTAAATGGAATTCGGAAACCATCCGAATCCCGTTCTTTCGTTTTAGTCGCTTCGCTCCACGCTTTGGCGCTTTGCGCTTACGCCACCTCGCGTATCGCCTTGTACGCTGCCACGCTTTGCGCCCGGACGATTTTGCCGCGGAAGGCCAGACGCGAGCCGATATACGCATACGTATACGAAGCATCGTTATT